AGCTCCAGTATCTACTATGAAACCAGACGCACCTGCAAAAAGAAGACAAGAAGAAACAAAGGTAAATATTGAAGCCCCAGAACCAGTAGAAGAGCCAATGGCAACAGAAGCAATGGCAGATACACCAGAAGGTTCTTTAATAAAAAAACGTAAACAAAAACAATCGGATTTAATTTCTGGCCTTTCTAAGAAAAGAAGTAGGGGTAGAGGTAGGCGTTCTTTAATTACTGGCAAGTCTGGTGGCGGCATTGGGTATTACAGTAGATTTTTCACATAGGATAGATTATGATAGAAGATCCAGTAGCAAAAAAATATCTTGAGCAATATGAAAGAGCCAAGGTAAAGAGAGAAAATTTCGTACCATTGTTTGAAGAGTGTTACGAATATGCGTTACCTCAACGAGAGTCTTTTTATAGTGAGACAATAGGTCAACGCAGAGATGATAAGATATTTGATGAGACTGCTGTTGTAGGTGTGCAAGAGTTTGCATCGCGTTTGCAATCAGGTCTTGTTCCTAACTTTGCTAGATGGGCTGATCTTACTTCTGGTTCTGAAGTTCCTAAAGCAGAAAGAGATTTTGTTAACAATGAACTAGATGAGGTAACTGAATATGTTTTTGAAATACTCCAAAATTCTAACTTTTCCCAAGAAGTGCATGAGTCTTTTATGGACTTGGCTGTCGGGACTGGCGTCTTGGCTGCGGAAGAAGGTGACTCGCTAAACCCTATAAGGTTTTCTGCGATACCACTACCACATGTAATACTTGATACTGGGCCTGATGATCGTATTGATCATGTATTTAGAGAAAGAAAAGGTATTAGGTTTGATCAGATACAGATATTATATCCTGATGCTATCCTAAACGATAAAATACAAAACATGATGATGAATGGTACAGATAATACAACTACTATTCTTGAGTTAATATGCCGTGATTATTCTAAAAGAAACGAAGAAGCGTATCTAAGCTATGCTTTTTGTATGACTACACAGTCTATTATTTACTTTAAACAGATGTCAGGTGTGGGTTCTAATCCGTTTATTTGTTTCCGTTGGTCTAAATGTGCAGGTGAAGTGTATGGGCGTGGGCCATTAATGAATGCACTCTCTGCAATTAAAACAACTAACCTAACAATAGAGTTAATACTTGAAAACGCACAGATGTCTATCTCTGGTATATACCAAATGGATGACGATGGTGTTGTTAACCCTGATACAATACAGCTCGTTCCCGGATCTATAATACCAAAAGCTATTGGATCAGCAGGATTACAACCAATACAAGCAGCAGGTGGCTTTGATGTAGCTCAACTTGTTCTTGGTGATATGCGGTTAAATATTAAACGTGCATTGTATAACGATATGCTGGGTAATCCAGATAGAACTCCTGCATCTGCTACTGAGGTTGCAGAACGTATGGCTGATTTATCAAGAAGGATTGGTTCTGCATTTGGTAGATTGCAAGCAGAGTTAGTGCAGCCAGTATTGCAAAGAGTTATTTACATACTAAAGAAACAAGGAAGAATAGATTTACCTACTGTTAATGGCAGAGAAGTAAAAATTAAGTCTGTATCTCCACTAGCACAAGCGCAAGCTAACCAAGATATTACTTCTGTTGCTAGGTTCTTAGAGCTTATCCAAGGTAGGTTTGGGCCAGAGATGATGCAGCTTCTTGTTAACTCTGAGGAAACTGCCGCTTTCCTTGCTAAGAAATTTGGTGTACCTGATACCTTGATTCGCGACGAAGAAGAGCGTAAGCAGTTAGTTGCGATGGCACAACAAATGGCTCAACAGCAACAAATGATGCAAGGGGAGCCGCAACAACAGGAGCAAGTAGTTGAGCAATAAAAAACAAACTAAGCAAGTAAACATTGGAGTAGACGGATACCAAAGAACAAAAGAAGTAGATGAGCAAATAAGTCAAAACTTTGCTCATTTATTTAGTTCTGATACTGGTAAAGAAGTTTTACGTTATCTAAGAACCATAACTATTGAAATCGTTCACGGTGCTAATGTAAGCACTGAGGAGCTAAGACATATTGAAGGTCAAAGATATGTTGTTGGTTTAATAGAAACTAGAATTAATCATGCACACAGGACAAAATCAAATGGCTGAAGAAGCAGAAACAGAAACACTTATACAAAGCACACCAGAAGAAGCAGCACCAGAAAGACCTGAGTGGCTTCCAGAAAAATTTAATGATCCATCTGAGTTAGCTAAATCTTATACTGAGTTAGAATCTAAGCTTGGTGCTAAAAGAGATGACATTATTAAAGAACACGATGCAGAAAGATTTATGAATAGGCCAGAAAGCGCAGGTCATTATGAACTTCCTGATATTGTAAACTCAGAAGAAGCAACAGATAATGAGCTTATTAGATGGTGGTCTGAACACGCGTTTAATAATGGCTTTAGTCAAGATCAGTTTAAAGAAGGTATAGAAATGTATGCCAAAGGAATAGAGCAATCTATTCCTCAAAACGATTTAAAAGCTGAAGCAGAAAAACTTGGCGATGATGCAAACTCTAGGATAGAAGCTGTTAGTATGTTTGCTAATAAGTTTTTTCCAGATGAGTTAAGCAGTGCTGTAGAACGACTTGGTGAAACAGCAGAAGGTATAATGCTTATTGAACATATTATGGCTCAAAATAAAGACACTCAAATAAGCGCACAGTCTAATCCTGTTGCAACTTTTGGAGAAGCAGACCTTCAGACTATGATGAAAGACGAAAGATATTGGAACGCAACTACGCGTGATGATAATTTTGTTAAACAAGTAGAAGATGGCTTTAAAAAATTATATGGATAAAGTCCTTATAAGTCATGGGAGCCTGAGAATGGTTCCCATACAAAGACGCCATATTATTCCTATGTATAGTACAATGAGTGTAGAAAATTTATTTGAAGCTGAAGCAGTTTATCAAATAGATTTAATGAAAACATTAATACAATACTCTGAAACACCAGATGTTTTTGTTGTAGAAAACGATAAAGAGCCTTTAGCTATTGTAGGGGTTACAGGTGTTACACACCAAAAAGGTATTATGTGGACTGTTTTTTCTGAAAACATGAAAGATAATTGGTTTTCTTTTGTTAAAGCATCTCCTAAGTTAATTGATTTCTTACACACCCACTACCATGAGATTGTTGTAAATACTTGGGAAGGTAATCATAAGATGCTTCAATGGTTAGGTTGGCTAGGTTTTGAACTTACAGAAATGTACGCTAACGAAAATGGTTTTAATATGGCTCATTTTGTGCGTTGCAATCAACACAGAAAGAATGTTTACGCTTTCTCATCAAGACCCGTAATTCATTGAGCAGCCCGAAAGGATACCTGCATTGATATGACAGAGCGGACACTCAAGATACTCAAAATGCAACTTTAATAAGGAACTGAAAAAATGGCTAATACAATCGACACAGCCTTTATTAAGCAGTTTGAATCTGATGTGCATCTCGCGTATCAACGTATGGGTTCTAAACTGCGAAACACTGTTCGTACTTCTAATGTTACTGGAAGTGTGGCAAGGTTTCAAAAAATAGGTACAGGCTCAGCGTCAACTAAATCAAGAAACGGCAACATAAGCCCGATGGAGTTAGCGCACACAACCGTTGAAGCAACAATGTCTGACTTCTACGCTGCTGAATATATTGATAAATTAGACGAGTTGAAAGTTAATATCAACGAGCGTCAAGCTGTAGCACAATCCGCTGCCGCTGCACTAGGTCGTAAGACTGACGAGCTAATTTATGCAGCTATGGATGCTGTTGGTGGAACTGCAATTCATGATACAAGCTCTGCTTTGGCTATTGCTGATATGCTATCATTGTTTGAAACTATGGGAACTAACAATGTCCCAGAAGACGGACAGCGATATTTAGCAATGCACCCTAAAGGGTTTGCTGATCTGTTTGCAATCGAGCAGTTTGCTTCTTCTGATTACGTTGGGCCATCTAGCTTACCTTTTGCTGGTGGAATGACTATGAAGGAGTTCATGGGCTTTAAAATATTCTCTACTTCTGCTGTAACAAGCGGTAAGAATATTGCTTATCATACAAGTGCTATTGGACTCGGCATAAATGCTGATGTTTCAACAGAGCTTAACTATGTAGCAGAAAAAGCTTCTCACCTTGCAACTTCGATGATGTCTATGGGCGCAGTTGGTATTGATGCCAATGGCGTTTGCGAAGTCCTCGACAACAACTAGAACTCGTGAAAGGAGTTTAAAATATGGCTTATACAGCTTCTTCACTAATCAGAATTGGTGGTGGTTCTGGTCAGGCACTTTGGTACTACTCTTCAGCAGATACTATTGCGGATGCAAATACCGCAGGGTATTTTAATGATGCTGCGAATATACTGAATTTGAATGACATAATCATGACAATAACATCAACTGGCGGTACACCTGTACTTACCCATGCGTATGTTAATGCCAATAATGGTTCAGTAGTAGATATCACCAACGGTGTTGTAATTACCAACACTGATGGCGATTAATAACTAAAAGGAGTGGGGGGTTAACGCCCCCCATTTATTTATATGGCAGTAACAAGCACTTCAGCAGACTCCCCTGTAGATGTATCTAGCAGGGCATTAATTTTGATAGGCGCAGAGCCTATTACTTCGTTTGACGACGGAAACAATGAAGCACTTGTTGCTTCTAATATGTATGAAGATGTTGCTAGATCATCACTTGTTAATACCAGATGGAGATTTGCAACTAACCAAGCTGTTCTTAATAAATTATCTGATGCTCCTACTGGGAGATATGATTCAGCTTACCAGATACCAAGTGACTCATTAATGCTTCATGCAGTAACAGTAAATGATCACCCAATATTATATCAATCATATGGCGATAAAATATTTTGTGATGCTGATTCTAGTGACTCATTAATATTAGATTATACATTTAGAGTTGATGAAGAGTTCTGGCCTTCTTATTTTATAATAGCTGTAGAGTATGCTTTAGCTAGTGTATTTGCAGTAGCTCTAGCAAGGGATGCAAGCCTTTCTCAATTAATGGAACAAAAAGGTTTGATGGCTATGGCTAAAGCTAGAGGTTTAGATTCACAACAACAAACAAATCGTACTCTAAACACATCGAGGTTTATAACTCAAAGGCGTAGTTGATGCAAAAAGTACGAGTACCTATTACTAACTTCCAGTTTGGCGAAGTAAGTCCTTCTTTATATTCAAGAACTGATTCTGATATCTACACTGCTTCTGCTCAACGAGTAGAGAATTTTTTTCTTAGAGCAGAGGGTGGAGTTATTAAACGTGCAGGATTAGAAAATATATATGAGTATGATACTACAATAGAAAGAACTACGTTTACTATTACTGTATCTGACTATGCTAATATAGCAGCAGGAACACAAATAAAATTCTCTGATGCAGATGGTAACTTATTTACTCTGCAATCAGAAACAGCAGGAAGTAGTGCGCCCTCTTCTTCTTCTGGTAATATACATTTTTTTAGACCCAACACTTCAAACAATGTAACAGCAGATAATATTTTTACTGCTATTAATGCTATTGATGGATTTACTGTAGCTAATCCAGCAGCGGCAGTTGTTACTGTAACAAGAGACAGGCCTAATGGCGGTACACATTTAGCAACAGAAAGCACAGATGTTGCAAGATTAACTGTTATAAACTTTAGTGGTGGCTCTAAGGTTCAATCAAGACTATTACCTTTTATATTCTCTGATGATGAACGATATATAATATCTTTAGAAAACGCTAAGCTAAGATGCTTTCAGATAAGCCCAACAACAGGTGCAGTCTCTTTAGTAGCTACAGTAACAGCGGATACCGATAGTAATGCGTTACCTTTTTCAGATACTTATTTACATGAATACACATTTGCTCAAGCAGGTGATGTTATGTTTATTTGCCATCCATTGTTTATGCCAAGGCAGTTAGTTAGAACAAGCCTTACTACATTCCAAGTAGAAGTGTTTGCATTTGATGTTAAGTCTGATTCTAAGTTAATTTACCAACCATATTTTTCTTTTCAAAGTTTGCACGTTGCTTTAAATCCAAGCACAACAAGCGGCACAAACTGCATTATAAATACACAAAATTATATTGGAGAAACAGCAGATGACGATGGCATTTCTGTAAATGCTGCTGTAGGTAATAATGCTAATTTAGTTCTTGGTGGCGCTTTATGCTCAAGTGGGTCTGCTACTTTTACAGTAGGAAGACAAGTAACAATAACTTCAGCAGGAGATGATTCTGGTAGAACTTTTCTTGTAACAGGAACAGATGTTGATGGATTAGCTAAACAAGAATCAATTACTGGAGCAAATGCAGGAACAGCAACTGGTTCTTCTTATTTTAAAACAGTTACTATAATAAATGTTGCTGGCAATCCTGCAGGAAATGTAAAAGCAGGAGTTACTAGCAATTCAGCTGTTAAATATTTTGATACAACAGGAGATTCTACTGGAAATGCTTTAACGCGAGAATATCCAAGCTCTTTACATGTTGGGGTAACATTAAAATACCATGGACAAGAAATAGAAATTACTAAAGTTTTTGATTCTGTAACTGTTCAAGGAACAATACTCGATACTTTAAAACAAATTTTAGATGTAAATGCTTTAAGAACAAATGGAAGCACTGCTGAAGTAGTTGTTACTCAAGTAAAACATGGAATGGCTGTAGGTGATAGCATTACTTTTGCTAAAGCAGCAGCCGTTGGTGGAATATCTGCTTCAAATTTAAATGGTGCAAGAACTATTACTTCTATTGTTGATGATAATCATTACACTTTTGATGCAGGTGGTAACTCTAATGCTGCTGTAGATGGTGGTGGCGCTCCAGAAATTACAACTCATGCGCCTACTACAAATTGGTCAGAGCAATCTTTTTCTGCTCTTAGAGGATTTCCTGCGGCTGTAACATTTCATGAAAACAGATTAATTTTTGCTGGTACTATATCACAACCAGATTCTATTTTTATGAGTAAATCTGCTCAGTATTATAACTTTGATGTAGGTACAGCAGAAGACAGTGACTCAATACAAATTACAGCAAGTATTGGTGAGATAAACCAAATACTACATTTAGTATCTAATCGTGACTTACAAATATTTACCACTACATCTGAAATGTTTGTGCCTTCATTTCAAAACAAACCACTAACACCAACAACAACTACAGTTAAAAGACAAACGCCTTTTGGTAGTGCTTTTATTAAACCACAAGTAATAGATGGTGCTACTGTTTTTGTACAAAAAGGTGGAGCTATTGTTAGAGAGTATTTATTTACTGACTCAGAGTTAGCTTACTCAGCAGGGTCAGTATCTGCTTTATCTAGCCATCTTATTAAAGCTCCAAAAGAAATGAACATACTTTACGGTGCAATAGATAGAACAGAAAGTTATATATTTGTTGTAAATAATGATGGTACTCTTGCTGTGTTTAATTCTAACAGAGGTGAAAAACGTGCAGGTTGGACAGAGTTTACTTGTCAAGGTAGGTTTATGTCTACTGTAACTATAGATGACAGAGTATTTGCTAATGTAGTTATTAACACTGGTGCAGGAACGCACACAATGTTTTTATGTGAATTTCAAGCGGCACTAAATACTGATGTGTCTAAAGTATATACTGGTAGTGCAGGTGTTTTTGATGTGTCCGCTACTTACGCTAATGGCGCTGTTGTTGATGTAGTTAATGGCACAAACTATCTTGGTCAATTTACTGTAGCAGGTGGTAACGTAGATGTTTCTGCTGTTGAGTTAGCTACTGTAGCAGAGATAGGATTAAAGTTTGATGTTAATTTAATAACAAATCCAATAGATATGGTATCACAAAGTGGGCCAGTTACAGGCGAACCAAGGAGTTTAGCTAGTGTAGTTGTTGACTTAAACACTACTCTATCTGTAAGTGTAAATGGAACTAATCTTTTAATTAGGCAAGTTACTGATGATTTTTCTTTGCAGCAACAACCAGTTACAGGCAAAAAAGAGTTTAGGTTACTTGGATACAATCGTGATCCGCAGATCACAATAAGTCAATCAGCACCATTACCAATGCAGGTTAATGGTATAATAGCGGAGTTAGTATTCTAATGTGTTTTGGCCCAGAATTAATGATGATTGCAAGTGCTGGAAGCACTATGATTCAAATGAGCGCTCAGCAAAGACAAGCAGAAGCTCAAAAAAAAGCTGAAGACAGGCAAGGTAAACAAATACAAATTGATAGAGAAGTAGGAAAAGTGCAAGCAATGCAAAATCAAAATGCGCGTGTACAAGAATATATTTCTGCTGAAAAATCTAATATGGCTGTGTTTTCTGCAAGTGGCGTTGATGTAGATAGTGCATCAATACAAGCTTTTCAAGAAGCTAATGCTGTTACTGTTGGCGAAGATTTAAATGCTATAGCTTTTCAAGCTGATTATGAATCTCGAACTAGGACTGTGCAAGCAGGATTGGCAAAAGAAAGAGGTGCTAATGCTTTAAGTGCAGGGTATGCTAATATGATGGGTACTGCTCTTACAGGTATTTATAATATTGCAAACATAATGCCAGCTTCAACGCCTACTATAAAACCAATGACAACATATCCAAGTATGCAGGTAAAATAACATGGCAGTTACTAAACAAAAAAGATCCTACATGAATCGACCAATAGGTGTTACTAGATTTGAAACTGGTGAAGATGAAATGTGGGAATCTGTTGCTAACACTGCTAGTCAGTTAAATCAAATAGCTTTAAAAGAAGGTGCTAAACAAGCAGAACAATCTGGTCTTGACGCAGCTATGGCTGTTGAGCAATCTGAAATAATTGCTTTTGATGCTGAAAGTGGAAAGCCAAAAGCATTAAATCCTAAAATGTTTAGTGGCGGCATTATTGCTAGAGATGCTTATAAACGTGTTGTAGAAAAAAGATTTGGCGCTTCTATTGAAAATGAATTAAAATCTAAAGCTGCTGAATTGCAATTAAAATATAAATTTCAACCAGAATTATTCCGCGAAGAAATGTCTAGATATGTTGCCGACATGCACGAAAACGCACAAGGCAAATGGAAAGAAACTGTTAAAGTTGGTGGGGTAGCAATAACAAGAGCTACTGAATTAAATATTCAAGCAAATGCAATAGAAAAAAATAATCAAGAACTTGCTTTAAATATTCAAGAACAAGCAAATAATTTTTTAAATAAAGAATTTTATAATAACTTTATAAATTTTAACAAACAGCAAGCATTAGATAATGTTAACACGCAAGCAGAAGAATTAATTAACACAATGGAAGATGCAGAAGCATCAGGAATTATACCAGTAGGTAGTGCAGAAGAATTTGAAAATAATTATCTAACAACTTATGGAGTTTATGAAGCTCAAGAAATGTTAAGAAATAATACTATTATTCCTTTAATAGGTGGAGATGAGCAAAGAAATGCTCTTTCTATTGCTCTTACTACTGGAGATTATAACTCTTTAAATAACCCTAAAAATCAAGACGCAAAAAAAATACTTACAGATTTAATAGCAATTACTGGCGGTGACAAAAATATTTTAAGTTCTATTGGAACTAATATAGGAAAAAATATTGAAACATTAAATGTTCAATCACAAGCAAAACAAGCAGCCGAAGTTGTTAGCACTGTTTATGATTTTGAAGCAAAACAAATTTCTACAATAAATAATATTGAATTTGAATTTGCTGATAAAACAATAGATTTATCTAAAAATGGAAAAATTGAAACTAATCTTAGGCAATTAGATAGAGAAGCAAATTTATTAATTAGTCAAAATCGTTTAAATAAAGACGCAAATATACAAACAAAATTAAAAATTATTGAAGCAAACAAAGAAACAATAAAAAACTCTATTGCTAAACAATCTATATTTGAATTAATTGCTACTGAAGTTAACGAAAATTTAAATATTGTTGATATTAAATTACTTTTACAAGGTGACATAGGTAAGTTTAATAATCTTACTCCTCAAGGTCAAAACATTGTAAATTTTATAAATAGAAATAAAATAAGCATTGCTGGATTTGCAGGAATATTTAGTGATAAAACAGGGCAATACTCACAAGCTGCAATAAAAGAAAAATTAATTCAAACTAAAGCAGCATTTGCTGAAGAAGAACAATTTAAAAAAAGTTTGTCTTTAAATACGTATGAAGAAAATGAAAAAAATTATAATACTTTAATTGATAAACTTAATGATCCAAAAGGAAATTATTCTAAAGTAGAATTTGATAGAATTAATGCTTTAAAAAGAAGATTAACATTAATTATTTCTCAAGAAGCTTTAGGCCAAATAGGATTTAAAAACAGTAACGAAACATTAAATACATTAGCATTTTTAGAAGGCAATGATAACGCTTTAAACAATATGCCTAAAGTAAAAGAAATATTAGAAGATATACAAAGCCGAGGTATTTTACCTGCAGAATTAAAACCAACTATTACAAGTATTAATAGCAGATTAAAACAAAGCGAAACAGCAGAAAGCGCACGTCTTAAATTTATAGAAAATAAAAATAGAATAATATCAGGTAGTAGTACAAACAGCACAGTAGATAAAAGAACAGCGCAATCTATATTTATAGATCCTTATTTACCTTTAAAATCTAGTGAGCCATTTGCTATTGATATTCAAGATACAAGTGCAAAATTTACTTTAGCAGAAAATTTAAGTAATCCAAATTTAATGCAAGATAATCCTAGATTGTTTGCAGGTTTAGTTGCTTCTATGGAACTTAATGTTATTCCAACAGAAGTAGAAACATTTTTTAATAATGTATCAAGAGGTGTTGCTAACATTGAGCCAGAACAAGCTGCTGGCGTTACTGCATTAGTAAACACTTTAATGAATAGAGTGCATCCAGATTCTTCTCAATCGCATGATTTATTAGATGATGTATTAAATGCAGAAACATATAGCATATTTAAAACAGCTATTGGAATTACTAAAACAGAAGGAAATGAAAAAGCATTAGAATTTATTTTAAATGCAAATAAAATTAATACTAAAGATTTTAATGCTAGGTTTGATGTGTTTTTAGATACTTATGAATATTCAAATGTAAAATCATTTTTAAAAGATATTAATGATGATTTAGGAAAAGATGGTCAGGCAATAGAAGATTTTATTCCTTATGTTAAACATTTATATTTAAGCGGAATGGATATAACTGATATAAAAGACAAAATAAAAAACCGCTATAAAGAAGCTTATAAAGATACTGAAGGGTTAGTTATTGATGCTGGAAATCAAAATGTTAATAGATCAAGAAATTCTATTGCTTCTACTTATGGAAAGATACCAGGATTAGAGCAAAAATTTATAGGTCATGTTCAGCAAGAATTAAGTAAAATTAGTCCTCATTTAATTTTTGAAAAAGACGCAACTTTTGTAAGTAGAATTGCTAATTTATCTGATCTTGCTTTAGCTGGTGTTGCTATTACTGCTCAAACATTTATAAACCAAAGTATTGCAGAAAAATTAGATGTTAAAAAAATAGCTTTAAATTTTTATAATGAACAAATAGCAAAAGGTAAAGCTAAACGAGTTGTGTTAGTACCAATTCCAAGCTCTGATCAATTAGTAATACATGCAGCTTATGTAAGAAGAGAAGACGGTGGATTAGAACCAGTAAGAACTGCTGATGGAGACCATTTAGCATTTAGCAATAGAGATGATTATCTTATTAATTATTTAAATAATAAAACAAATACAGAATCTAATTATACTTTAAAGCAATTAGAAGATTCAATAAGATACAGAGAAAATCTTCCTGCTATGGAAAGAAATGAAGAAATAATGTTAAAAGCATACCCAAGATTTGCTATGCCAGCAGGATCTTAAATGGTTTATAAATTAACTCCATACAGAAATCAGTTAAATTTAGGTCAAGAATTATCTAATCCTAATGTACCTTTTTGGAGTACAGTTGGTGCTTCTCTTGGATATACATATGATCCAATGCTTGAAGCTATAAGAAACAGAATAGAATTTACTGGAGTTGATTTAAGTTATTCTCCTAAAGATGACTTAAAAGGTTATGAGCAATATGGCTCTTCTTTGCTTTATGCAAGAAATGCAGATCATATGAAATCATTAAAACGAGGTATTGATGAAAATACTAAACGCAGAGAAATTTTAGAAAATTCTAGTTTTTGGTCACAAATAGGAGCAGGTATTTTTGATCCAATTAATTTAGTTACATTACCTTTAGGTGGCCCTGCACTTACTGTAGGTAAAACTTTTTTAAGAGGTGCTGTTGGCATTGGAGGATTGCAAACAGGGTTAGAAGCTATTCGTTATCCAGTTGATCCAATAGCTACTGTAAGTGAATCTGCTCTTAACATTGGGTTTGCTGCTGTTACTGGCGGATTATTAACAAGTGCTATTTCAGTACCAGCAAGAGTAAGAAACAATTCATTTGATCGTATGATTTCTAATGCACAAAAAGCACAGAATGAACAAGCTGATTTAGATAATGTAAGTTTAATGATGGGTAATAATACCTTATCTCAAGCACAATTAAAATCTGCAAGAAACAAATTTCAAAATAAAACAACAGAAGATTTAAGAGTTGACCGAGAAAAAATTGCTAAAAAAATAGATGATATAAATGTTAAGCTGGGAAGCGATAAACTTGACACAGTTAAGTTAGAAAAATCAAAAACTTACCAAACAAAAAGATTAGCTGGTATAGATAATGAACTTGGTGTTAGGCATTTAGAAATTAGAAACACAGTTTCTACTGATAAATATGCTATTGCTTCTGGAGGTTGGATAGGTAATTTAATAAGCACACCTTTAAAAAGAGTTCTTGGTGCAGATAATATAGATTATGGGG